AATTGCAGGAATGAATTGTAGACGGTGTTGAAGCCGCCGACCGTAACCTCGGCGCCGTTGAAGTAGGCCCCTCCCGTCCGATCGTCGAAAAATGTGGAATTCGTGAAGAGAGGCGAGCCGGTGAACGTCATCCCAGAATTACCGCAGTTTAGCTCGCTGATGCTGCCGCCGAGCGACGACGTAAAGGTAAACCACGTCAGCGCGGCGAGTATCTGCGAGCCGAGTGGCGGACGGACGGCGGTCGAGATAATGCCGTCGCCGCCGATGGTCAGCGTTTGAACGCGCGTGTAGATATTCGGCGCGATCCGCAGGTAGGCCAGGCGTGGGAAGGTGATGATTTCGTACTGGTCGCCGACGATAAACTCGCTCCGCACACACGACGTCTGCTGATCGATGCCCTCAAATGTGTCCGTCGGCGTCGCAATCTGCGCAGTCTTCGAGCCGAGGTCGGCGAGCATCCATGCGTGCTTCGTGCCACCAGTGTTTCGGATCATGCGACCGCGGAGCTTTGTCGAAATGCATCCGGCGTGGTCCGCTGCGCTCGTGCAGCCGGCCGTCCATGAGGAGGTAAGCCCCGAGTCGGTGACGGTGCCCCTCGTGTTCCCGCTCTGTGCAACGACCGCAGACAGCGTGCCGGATCCGATGACGGTCGGCTTGCCGAGGAACATCAGCGTGCCTTCTTGGCCGCTGTCCACGTTCGTGCTGCTCGTCGGAAAGAAACCGTCGATGTAGACGTTCTCGGTGTCGTCGTCGAGGATGTGAACGGCAAGGATGTCACCTAGTCGGCAGCCCTTCATGCGGCGGATAAACTCGGCAAGGCTCGCAAGCGGGTGCGCGTCGGCCGCAGCCATGCTCGCGCCCCATCCCGCGTTCTCGTCGTTACCGGTCGCGGGGCTGAGCGACCAAAACGACTGGTGCGAGCACCACGCCGGGTTAGGCGTGAACGTGCGCACCCACTGGTGCGTACCGTCGCTCGCGCTGACAATCGTGATCCCGTCTGTGGTGAGCGTCGTCCCGGACTGGAGGCGGAAATAGTCGCCGACCGAAGCGACCCACGTCAGGCCGGATGCACCCGGCAGAGACTTTGTGCGCATCGCCGACAGAGCGGCAAGAGTCGCGGCGCCGGTGTCGCCGATGGCGTCCGGTGGCGCGCAGCAGAGCGTGGCTGCCAACGTGACGATAGCGGCGAGGCGTTTGAGCAGGCGCATGGTCACATCCCCGTCACAGCGGCAGCGAGGCGGTCGAGCGCCTCGGCGATGGTGATTGGGGCCGAGCCCGCCCAGTCTCCCGGCTGAGCCGGCGAGTAGGCCGCCCAGAAGGCGGTCGTGTCGGGCGGCACGAAGATGGCCCCCGGTCCGCCGATGGCGGTCACGAGGTCGGACCGCCACTCGACCCAGAAACGCACGGCCCAGACCTCGGCGCGCGGCTTGTCGATGATTCGCTCGGCGCCGATGAACCGCACCTCGCGAATGCCTGTGACGCTACCGGCGTAATAGGCAGGGTTCGACAGGACATCGGCCACCCGCTGGGCGTCGCTGGCGGCGTTGCGCATGACGCTCTGCCGGTCGCCTTCGTCCATGTCGCCGCCGCCGCGGTAGTACCCGAGCTCGACGGCGATCGTGGCCTCGAAGGTCGATTCGGTGTTGCCGAATGTGGCTTTCACCTTGGGGATCGCCGTGATGTCGATGAAGTAGACGCCGTCGACGGCCGAATCGGGCTCTTTGCCGAGCGCAAGCCGGTACCCCGACGCCTTGAAGGTCTCGTCTGATGCGTCCGACGTGACGAGCTCGAGGTTAGCCGCGAACTGCGCCAGGACGAGCGAAGCAAACTGGAAAGCCATCAGGCGCGATCCAGGGTGATGGAGGTGAAGCCGACGTCATCAACACCGTCAGTTCGCTCGTCGCCGTCGGTGTCGAATGCGACCTGGCTGCGCAGGTGCTCGATTTGGGCCTGATAGTCCTTCGCGAGCTGCGCCATGATGTCCGCGAAGTCGTCGCCCAGGGCGTAGCGGCGCTGCAGCCACCACTTCATCGCGCACGGTTCGCGGAAGGCGCTGGCACCGAGGGCGGCATAGACGCGGAACTTGCCGCCGAAGTCGAGCAGGAAGCGGTCGCGGGCCGTGCGCAGCGTGCGCGGGAGATCGAGCTCGGCGTCGACGATCTTGCCGAGCTTCGGGAAAATCTCGCGCAGGTCGCTCTCGTCGCAGAGCATCTCGGGAATCTTGTGCGCGACGCAATCGACGTCCTCGGTCACCGGATCGCCGGATGCCGGGATGAAGTCGGCATGACCGCCCCACCACAGCGTGTCCGCCTGCGTCGATGTGACGTCCATGTACGCGCGCAGCCCTGTGAACACCGCTCCTGTCGCGTGCGCTGCGATCGTGGGCGCCGTGAGCGTCGCCGTGGAGCCGCTCAGGCTTTTCACGGTGACGACCTCGGTGGGGTCGGTCGATGCCGTGGCGCCGAGGCGGTAGCGCCGCCCGTTGACGACGCCCGTCGCCGACGCAAGGGAAAGCGTCGTCGCCTTCGCCGCCACCGTCGTGACGCTGGTGCTGACGCTGTCGAGCGAGACCGTGCCGGCGCTGACCTTGAGCGCGCCCTGCGCGTTGTACAGGTTGACCGTGCAGGACGACGGCGTGCCGTTCAGGAAGTACGTCTCGAGCGTGCCACCGACGCCCTTGACCAATGCGAGGAGCGCCATGATCTTGTCGCTTTACGGAGCGCCCACCAAACAGAGCACATCATAAGCGTTGGCCGTATGGCCGCCCGCGGCGTCATCACCAACCTGCATACGGATTTCGTAGGGACCTGCGCCAGATAATACGCCCCACGCCGCAGTTACAGCCGCAGCCTGATCGAGACTCGCGCTCAGATTGGCGCCGCCAGTGTTCCACATTTCGACGGTGTGAAGCGCGGTGTCACGCGCAACGGTGGTGTCGGTTATTACCGAGGTGCCAATCGACAGGAAGAAATTCGACAGCGTCATGTCAGGCTTGTCGATGCCGAACCAGATATTTTGCCCGGCACCGCCGGATAGCAGCCCCATGAGTAATTTTGTATTATCGTTCGGCGTTGTGATCATCTTGAACTGAACCGCGAGATACCAGCTATCGCTCTTCACGTTCGACGTAACGTTTTGGTACTTCGTCTTCCATGACGCCGTCACCCCGCCAGCGCTCGGCAACGTGAATACGCCTCCGCGGTCGCCCGACGCCGCGCTTACCGAGCCAAGCGCCCCGTTCGCCCAGTTGGCGTCCGTAAACAGCGGATCGTAGAACTCTGTCACGCCGGCAGCCGTTAACCCTAGGAGCCCAAGGCCGCGGACCCGGTAAATCTCCTGCCAGGTTTGGGCGGCGGCAACCAACGTGGAACCACTCCGGCGTACGCGATGACCATCGGAGATGGTGCCGGCTGTCATGCCGTTGAGCGCGGCCACCGTCGGACTCGGGTATGAGCCACTGAGATCGCCGCTTGCGGCACCCCCGGGGATGCCGCCGACCTGCCCGCTTTCGTCGAATGAGGCCATGGCTACTCGAGCGGGATCCCGACCCAGGTTGAAACGACGTGGTTCGAACCGGGGATGCAGCGAGTTGCGAACCGCTCGAAATTGCGCGGAGCCACCGAGAAATACTCGGTCAGCACCGCGGTCGAGGCGTCTGGTGACCACTTCGATGTTGCCGCGGTGATGCTGCTCCCGCCGTTCAGCGACCCGAGATACGACCAGTTCCCCGCCTGCGCGCTGTAGCCGTAGACAGGGACCGTGCACGAGATTGTCCCGGTCGTGATCTGGATCCTCGCCATGACGAACAGGCGGTTTGAGGCGTGGCCACTGGCGCCGGTGGCCATCCCAGATAGCCCGACGCCGTCGGTTGATGCCGACGGGTAAGGCGTGGCCGCGGTGCTGCCCACCAGGTCCTGGATCCAGTCGACGCGGCCCTCGGTCAGAACGAGCGACATTTCAGGCTGCCTTTCGCATCGCCGCACCTTCGCGCTTGCGACACTCGGATACGTCGATGCATTGAATGCCGTCGACGAGGATGATCTGTGAGCCGTCGGGCGCTCCAACGGTGTGCTTCTCTGCGGCTTCCCACGGCCCGTGCTGGAATTCGAGCCGGCCGCTGTCCTTCTCGTGGACCGTCGCGAGTGTCGGATCCGCGAGCACCTTCCAGCCGGCTTGCTGCGCGCGCCAGCAAAAATAGAAATCCTCGCCCATCACTTCGTTCGTGCCGTACTTCGTGCGGTACGGCCAGAACAGGAACGGGTCGATGCCGCCCGTCTTTCGCGCGATGTCGCGGAACACCTGCGTCCGCACGAGCATGAAGCCGGTACCGATGCCGCCGCACTCGAATGGCGTTTGTGGCAGGCCACAGACGGCGCTCACCATCTCACCCGGCACGTGCTCGGACCCTGCGCCGTCGGGATGCCACATGTTCACCGTCGGGATCATCGGCGCCTCGCGCAGGTAGACAGCGCCCACGACGCCAACCTTCGGGTCGGCCTTCATGTGACCGAGGAACGTGTCAAGTGGGTTGCCGGCCGCCCCACCCCGATGGTGGACGATGAGATCATCGTCGTGCATCAGAACGTAGTCGTAGCCGCCGGTGAGCGCCTGTCGTGCGATCTCGCAGCGCGCTATCTGCACCGGGCCAGACGTCATGACGAAGTCCTCGGCGTCATGCGCGAACGCCTTTTGGCCGAGCCGAATCGCCATGATCGAGGTCAGGTACCCGAGCCGTGGATGGCGGCCGGTCGGCGTTGCGTAAAGCAGACGCGGGCGCACGTCAGACCGGGCCGCGAGTTTCCCCGCGCCTACCTCGGTCTCCGTGCGCACCGCGTCGCTCAACGTGATGCTCCTAGTAGCCCTGCGCCATGATGGTCGTGGTCAGGGTGCTGATGTCCGCCGTGGTGTTGTCCACGAAGAGCCCGGCGCTCGATGTGCCCGAAAGGCCAGCGTTGAAAAGCTGAACCTTCGCCACCAGGGTCGTGTTCGGATCGCCGCGGAAGGCCGCCGTTGCGCCCACGCCGGCGAGCGCGATCGCCACCGATGGGTTGATGCACGCCGCCGGATTCCCGCCGAGGAACTTGTGCGGGAAGTAGGTCGAAAGCGTGACGCTCTCGCCGCCTGCGGTGTAGGGATTGGTGAACGAGCCGGTGAACCGGATCGTTTTCACGCCGTCGCCGGCGTTGCCTTGGTACTGATCGTCGATGACTGTGAGTGTCAGGGTCATGTTGCTCTCCTAGACGCGGCTCTCCGCGCCCTTCGATTTGTGTGCTGATGCTGCTGGTGCGACCGGCTCGAGCGCGTCGCGGATGGACGCGTGCAAGTCGATCACCTCTTTCGATGCGGTGGGCAGCGTCGCCTCGACCTTCAGCCATTCCCATTCGACGACCGTTCCTCGTCGGTTGCCCTTCGAGCGGTTGTCCTTCATCGGCCATCCGGAGGCCACGAGGACCTTCCGCGCTTCGAGATGCGACAGCGTCGCGTCTTTGCCGAGCGGAACGTCCTTGGTGACCTTGCGGGTATGGTTGGTGCCGGGAACGACTTCGGTAAACTGGCGACGGATCTTGATCTGCCCATTCGGGTCGTATGCGACGGTCGAGCCGTCGTTCTTGATTGCGACGAGACGAACCGGCCGGCTGGTAACGAGCTCGTCCTCGCGGAGGACAACCTCGGCGACGGTCGGCTTCCCCGAATCCACGACCACACCGTCCATGCACTCGAGGCCGAGCGTTCGAAACGGCTCGTCCTCCATGAGCAAGTTCGTGATGAAGAACTTGCCCGTGGCAATGAGACCCATGAGCCACGTGCGGCAAGCGTTTCGACGCTTCTCGTCCGTGGGCTGGTTCTTGACGGTGGGATCGAACATTCGGGGTCGCCTTTCTAGGCGGAGAAGCCGGTGAGCTTGAACGCCTTCATGCGGTTGCGGGTCGTGAGACCACCGGCCCAGGTCATGAGCCAGCGATCCGAGTCGTCGTTTTTGGCGAGCGGCACGACGTTGAGCGGGCGCTGCGTCGCGATCTCGATCTGCTCGCGCTCGACGCCCATCCAAATGCTGTTCGTGAGGTCGCGCAGCGGGATGACCGGGATGCCACCGACGGCCATGTTGGTGTAGTCGCCGAGATTCATCACGTAGCCGCCAGCGCTCACCAGCGTGCGGACGCTGTTGCTGGTCTGGCCCGGATTCCCGAAGACGCCCTTGGCCTTCATCATCTGCTTGTGCGACGTGAGGATCAGGTTGATGTTCGCGGCGTACTCGGGATCGCGAACGTTCTGCAGCGCGGTGTCGATGTCCGCGACCGCGATCGTGGTGCTCGACGTGTTCTCGTACGCCGCCCACCACGTGTAGGTGTTCGGGTCGATGCCGGCGAGCGTGCCCGCGCTGTCGACGATGCCCTGGATGCCGACGGGAGCCGTGACGCCCGTGCCGAGCATGTCGGTGGTGATCAGGTCGACGAGATCCTTCGTCGCGTATGTGAATTCCTTCTCGGCCTGGTCGAAGAAGACGGCCGTCTGATTGCCGCCCTGCGTCTGATCGTAGACGTGGCCGGTGATCGAGATCGTCGCCCGGTAGTGCTTCTCCGGGAAGTTCGCGGTGAGGTAGCTCTGCGAGCCGGCCACACCGAGGGCGTCGCCTTCGGCGTAGGTGCTGACGCTCGAGTTGCCACCGTAGTGGATCTTGTAGTTCTTCGTGGCGCCGCCTTCCCAGCCCGCGGGGGCGAAGAGCGGCATGAGCTCGTTGTTTCGGAAGAGCGCTTCGGACAAGCCGGCTGCGGCCGTGGTCCGAAGTGCTGCGGTGAGTGCTGCTGTGGCCGTACCTGCCATGATCCGTGCTCCCGACTACATCCCCTCGACCTGGCGCTTGCCCTCGAAGATTTCGAGTGCGGCGCGCGCGAGATCGCCTGGTTTGTAGACTTCTGACTTTCCGTTACCGGCTGTGCCGGCGGTGCTTGCGCCGGCGGCGGCGCCGCTGCTGTGCTCGCCCTTGGGCGGGACCTTTCCGGTGCCCGTGCCAGGTTTGAACTCTGCAGCGCGGAGATGCGGCTTTGCCTCGAGGAACTTGTCGATGTACGCGCCGAGGTCGGTACCATCCGGTGCGGCCGCGGTGCCGTCCTCCGCAAGCACGAGCCGCGATGACAGATGGACCTGCATGTCCTCTGGATCGCGGAATTTCGTCGCATGCGGTGACAGCGCCTTTGAGCGCAACGTCTGGTCCTTGAAAACCGACAGCTCACTGATGGTCTTTTCAGACTCCCTCAGCTTGCTTTCGAGCTTCTTCTGCGCGGCGGTGAGTACTTCGACTTCCCCTTTCGCCTTCTTCGACGTCGCCAGGCGCGTCTTGACCTCGCCGAGATCTTCATCGTCGTCGAGCTCGAGACTCGCTAGGACATCGGCGCGCGCTTTCGCCGCCGTTTCCTTGGTCGCCTTCTCCACCCGCTTTTTCACTTCCTGATCGAGCAAGTGCAGGTACTCACCCTTGGTCTTGAAAACGACCTCGGGCTTGTCCTTTTCTTCGGTGGTATCCGGCTTGGCGTCGTCTTTTTCTGGCATCGCTTCTCTCCAGCCCACTCTTCGGCGTGGGTTGCCGTCGCCTGATTGCGGCTCAGGTAGCCGTCGCCGGATTTAGGCCCCGGTAGCCTTCGCCTGGATTGGCCGCCCAGGTTGCGGTTTTTGCGTCCCTTGTTCCCCCGGCTTGGCGTTGTCAATAGGCTTCGCGCCGGGCGGTAAATTGGTGGCGCCGGCGAGCGACTCGGGGGCGTCTGAGATGGCGAGCGCGGCGGCCTGCATAGCCTCGCGGACCATGGCGTCTTGCGCCTTTTTGTCCTCGACGGACTTCAACAGCGCGTCGACCTCCTCGGATGGCAGTGAATCGCTCCACCGTCGGCGCACGAGGTCGGAGATCAACTGCACATCCACCTCGGCTGGCAACCCGAGCTTTTGGAACGCGAGCGCTTCGTCGAGGTCGGCCTTGAAGCTGCGCACGTCGAAATCGCGCGGGTAGACGATTCGGATCTTCGCGGCCTTCGTGTCCTTGGTGGAGTAGGACAGCACGAGCTCGGCGATGCGCCGCTCGGCGTCCTGGCCGGCCTGCGCGATGTCGGCGAGCAGCGATTTCTTGTCGTCGCTTTCGAGCTCGAGCGCGGCGGCGCTGGACTTCTGCTTGCTGCCCTCGCTCTGCCCGCGGCCGACCCCGATCACGCTCTTGGCCTGCTCGAGCTCGGAGCCGATGAGCATCATCAGCACTTCGAGCTGCTTCGCGTCGGGCGAGATGTACTCAGGCTTTGCGCTCGAGGCGCCAGGGTCGTAGCCGAACGCCGTGTTGGTCCCGATCTGGGTGGCGTCGAGCGACTTCGACGGATCCGGGATGATGAGCCACGAGAACGTCTGCTTGTAGGCGATCTCGTCGGCCAGCGAGCAGTGGTTGAAGATGCTGTTTCCGATCTTGGCGATGTCGCCGACCAGAGACACGCCGTGCGGAAAATCGCTTTCGGTGTCCTGCTGCGCGTACACCGGCTCCCACGGCACGCGACCGATCGTGATCGGCCGACGCGCGACCTCCTGGTAGCCCTGCGCAACGTTGGCCGGCCCGCGCGTCGACTCGTAAACGACGTACTCGATCATCTCGGTCTTCGTCCAGATGCGATAACGGCTCTCGGCCTCGAATGGCTCGTCCCATCGCCGTTTTTTCTCGGTGGCGACGTACTGTTTCAGCCATTCGATCTCGCCGTCGTCGTCGGCTTGCCAATCGACGACGTCCTGCGGGCTCACGCCGTAGACGTAGGGCTTGCCGTCGGCATCCTCGTCGTTCGGATCGTCGTTGATGTCCGCGACGACCCACCACATCCCGGCCCAATTGGCTTTGCGCAGGATGTCGCGCATGAACACCTCCATCGAACAGAGCCGGTCCTCGTCGGTAGCCTCCCAGAAGTCTTTGAGCACCTTCGGGCCGTCGCGCGTAACGCCCGACTTCATGGCGTGCGACACGAGCGAATTGACGACGGGCTTGACGATGTTGAAGTAGCGCGCGCGGCGGTTGCGGTTGTAGTACTCCCAGGCTTTCTCGCGGGAGTGCCGGTGGAGCATCGAGCGAAACGCGGTGACCGAGAGCTCGAGCTGCTGCTGTTGCGTCGCCAGCGTGGTCAGGGTGCCATCGCTGTTGCGGCTCAGGATCGGCTCCGTGAACTCGACTGAGTACCTCACCGGCTCGAGGTACGACTGCCCTCCCTCGTAGCTGATGCGCAGGAACTCCCACCACTTGTCGCGGCGGTTGTAGAGGGGGTGACGCTTTGCGATCCAACCCGCACCGGCCGTGTTGATGGTCGTGGCTACGGAGGCGGCGCCTGCTACGGACACGAGGGCGTCCCTTGTTCCCAGCCGGGGCCGGTGTCAAGAGGCGTCAGTTGGACGTGGGGCGCCGGACGTACTTTACGAGCGTGGCGACGCGCTTGATGTGGTCCACCATCGCCTGGTCGAGGTTGTCGCCGTAGGTGCGGCGGTCGTCGCGGATCTCACGGATGCGGCGCTGGAGCGCCCGGGTGCCCGGGATCACGCGCTTTGGTGGTTTCTTGGGCATGGGTGCGCTACGCGCGGTCGGCTAATCGTAGAGATTTCCGTGTCTCGCGCGCGCTCGCCGGAACTATCGCCCTAGCTGGTCTTGCTACCTGCAGCGTAGGCTTCGACTCGCGCGCTATAAGACATACCGGCTGCCCCTCGACTTCCGCGATGCGCACAGTCCAGCGTGGGCGGCGTCCTCCCGACGAGCCCGCGTAGCCTGTACCCCACGAGCGTGACCGCAGCACGCGCTCGCGACAGAAGCCTTGGTTATGATGACCGGCACGCGATCGGGTCCCGTGCCACGGGCGCACGGCGAGCGCAAGGGCGATGTCAGCCGTCGTCGCTGACCAGGTCCGAATAGCGCAGGTACGGCGGGCGTGGCTCAGGGCGCCCAGGAGCTCTGAGAACGGGCAACCCGTCGAAGCGCGCGGCTATCTCCTGCGGCGTGGCATCGCCGGGTAGGTCGAGCATCCGCAGCATGTGGAAGCGCTCAACCGCGGCGTTGAATTCGGCCTCAACGCGGCGTGCTTCCCACACATCCTCTTGGCACTCCGGACATCGGAGTCGCTCCATCGTCCTGTCGAGCGAAGCGCGGAGGTCGTCGGCCGTCGGCGGCGGGCCCACGGTGTTGCTCCACGTCGAATCGCCGAGCAACAGCGGTTCCACCGGCGGGTTGTGCTTCTCGCAAGCCATACCGGCGAGTCTACAGCGCCCGCATCACCGGGGGCTTGATCGAGTAGCTGATGGCATAACGCAAAGCGGTCACCGCGTGATCACTCTGATGCGCCGCTGGTTTCTCGAGCCAATCCCCGCGCGGCGTCTGCTCCCATCGGTAGCTGCCGATCTCACGTACGAGGTTCGGACACCTCGGCTTGACGATGTGCACCATGCCTCGATGGATCAGGCTCGCCACGGTTCTGATGCCGCTCAGGATCGACCTGGCGTGCTCGTCGTACTTGCCGCTGCCGAAGTTGCGATGGCCCACCGCCCGCATGCCAGCGCGGGTGAACCGACGCAAGTTGTCGGGCTCGGCAGGGTCGCACACCCATTCCGAGAACTGGTGCTCGGCCTGCAACCTCAGGCCATTCGGGACCCAGAAGTCCTCCACGAGCTCGGAACGCTGATAAACCTCGTCGAAGGCCCAGATGTGGCCGCCTTGGGTGATGCCGACGATGAGCTCGGCGCCCGGGTTCGAGATGCCCCAGTCAACCCCGCCGAGGATGCGCGCGAACTGGATGCCCTCGGGCAGAGCGTCGTGCTCGTAGCGAGTGTGCCAGTGCTTGTAGATCTGACCCTCAAAGACGTTGAAGCGTCCGCGGTACTCCCGCTCGAAGTACTCGGGCGGCATGTCCCGTTGCGCGTCGGCGATCTCCTGCCGCGGAATGTAGGGGTTGTCCGCCGTCTCCCAGGTGAAGAACGCATAGCCGGGGGTGCCCTTCTCGGCCGGCTCGACAAACCGCTGGTGCACCCAGTCGTAACCCATGGGCGTCGTGGTCACGATGGCCCACCCGTCTTTGTCCGACAGTGCGGCGCGAAGGAACTGCAGCCACGCCGATGGCAGGAGCCGCACGGCCTCCTCGATCCACAGGCCGTTTAGACCTCGAGCTACCAGCCGCTTCGGGACCTTGCCCGACTTGAACTGGATTTTGATGTCCTGCTCGAGCCACCACACCCGGCTAGCGGTGTTGGTGTGCTCCATCAGCTCCTCGGGGATGACCTGAGACAGCGCCACCTGCGACTCGTCGAGGAGGTCATACGTCTCGGCGACAACCCAATACAGCAGCCGAGGCTTTCGTTTGTGCCATTCGGCCGTGTCGACCTTGGCGTTGCCGCGCGAATAGATCAGGGCGGCGTTGTGCGGCTTGCCGGCGTCCCGCTTGGCGATCTCTCTAGCTTCGGCGCGCTGGTTCCATTCGAGATCGCGCATCATGCGGTTGGCGAACTTGCGCGCGCCCGAGTAGGTCTTGGTGCCGCGTCGGCCGGTGACGGCGCAGACGAACCGCGCCGGTGACTTCATGAACCCAAGGGCCGCGGGTATCGGCTGGAGGCCGCCGCCCATGCGGAGCGCCTGCTCGATCATGCTGGCTCGTCCGGCTCTGGCTCCTTCGGTTCGTCGGCCTCAGCTTCGTCGTCGCCAGGCTCGGGCTCGAGCGGCCGCTCGGGCTCGAACTCCACGATCACGCGCTTGGTGCCCGCCGGCAGTTGTCCGCCATCGTTCGGCTGCGCCGCCTTGCCCCATGCCCGCTCGATAATGATCTCG